ATTATTTTTCCTCCCCATAAGTGGTTGTTATTTATTAAATTAATATGATTTCTACTTCTTTGGCTAATAAATATTTCATCATTTATATCAAAGTCTACTACATTATTACCGGAGGTGGCTGTTCTATCTAATAATATAAGGTGAGTAGTAGTATTACTAGCAGGGTTGCCTGAACTGATATGGTCTTGCTTTTGTTCTATTGTTAGAATATCTAATACATATCCTATGAAACCAAAGGTCTCCGTAGAACCGCCTGCAAAATTATTTGCGAACAACGGTTCACCTATCTTCACTTTACTAAATCCCAATGCTGTGTTTGTAGTAGTTATGAAGGGGTCTTTTGCTGTAGAATTACTTGTAACTGTAAAAGCCAAAATCATATCTTGATGTATTCTATTGGCATCTATACCTTGAAAATCAACAGCCCTACCCAGTGTAATTGGAACATAAGGTGCTAATTCTATTTGAGTAATATTATCTTTTTTAGAAGTAGAAACGATTTCAAAGTCTATTAAAGTATTAACAGTATCGAAGGTAGATTTAGTTCCTGCACCAATTTCATCCTTTAATACACATTCAAACGCACTATCCGCCTTAATATTTTTAGGTGAGTTTATCTCATAACCGACTGCTTTTTCGTGAGAATTAGAACTTGTATTAGGTAATGCAGAAACCTCAGCCCCAGTAGAATCTATTGTGTTACCCGCAGTAAAAATTAGCCCTTTCCCTGCTGAACCCGTTAAAGAAGTAGGAGAAGAACTAGCAAAATTTGATGAGCCTAGCGATTTATTAAACATATAGTTCTTTTCATTTTCTTTGAATATATCATCTCCTACAAATACCGAGGAAAGTAGGCCTGTAGAAATATTAATCCTTTGTAATGAACTACTGCCTCCTCCCGAATAATTAGTTATTGAAGTAACTGTTCCTAAAAAACCCCTCTCAGTAAATATTTTTTCTCCTGCAACCAAAGTAGTATTGAAACCTGCTGATATTATACCTGTATCAATGCTAGTTGTTCCAACTGCACTTGCCGCAGGAACACTACTGCCACTATTTCCTGTAATGACTTTTGTTAAAGTATTAGTAGGGCTATTAGTAGAATAAATAATATCCTCACTAAATGTAGTGTCTTTGTTAATAATAGGGGATAGCAACTTATTTAGTTTGTTTCTTCCTTTTATATCTAAGAAGGTCTGAGATTCTTCTTTAACAGTATTTATTTGTTCTACTTCTCCCTCAAACTTAAGTGAATATACTATATATTCTCCTCTAATAAATTCTAAAGGATTAGCGTAGTAACTGTCCCCTGCATAAGAAATAGTTATCATAGATTTATTCTTATCTACTGTTGAAACCGTAGCCAGCAATCTATTCTCATTTGTCGAATTAAATAATATTTCTAAATTATCTGTTCTATTAATTAAATTCATGGTGGTTATAATTGTATTATCTGTTGGATTATATGCTCTCCTTGAAAGAACATCTCCATCAGTAGGAGTAAAACTTAATGAAGAAAATAAATTTCCTGTTTCTGTTCTCTTTTCTGCCCTAACTGTTAAAGTTTGTAGAGTTGCCGGATTAGTAAAAGAACCTATGCTAGACACTAACATTATCTTATCTTGTATTTTTACTTCATCTCCTACATTAAGAACTGTTCCTAAATCATATTCTGTTCTAATGTTAAAAGTATTTGCTGATGCTTCGGAAACAAAAGAGGCGTTTAGGTTTACAAAGGCATCTAAATTAGCCCTATGTAATAGATTTCTAACCTTGTATGGGTCAAAGACATTTATCTTTTTATTCATTATTCTTCCATTATCTACTATTCTACTTTCTGAAAAACTTCCTTGATTTATTGAATCTCTAGTTTCATTATCTATAACAGCCGTTATAAGATTACATTTTTCCGGAGAGTGACTATAATGTAAATATCTAGTTTGTCCTAAAGTATCTCTTGTAGTAATAGAATTATCACTACTTCTTCTAGCGTTTATGTAGGCATCTTTATACACATTATAGTCAATAGTAACTGTGCCGCCTTCATTAGAAGTATTGCTACCACCACTACTTTCATCTAAATCTCTAAGTTTATCTGTCATTTTAACAACTAAAGAATATTTACTGTAATCTACTATTCTTTTGCCAAAGTCCGAAACTGTTCTAAAAGTTATGCCATCCGAAGCATGTTGAGCAATAGTTACTGTGGTGGAACTCCCCATCTTACCTAAAGCATAATATTTGGTATTGTGGTCTAATTGATTCTTTTTATCTAACCTATCATTAAAGAAATAAAATAACGGTCTAGCGCAGACTAATCCGTTTTTTAAATCGGCACTAGCGGCATCTTGTTTTAACCCAACCGATAAAGCAACAATTTTATTGTTAGTATCATTTATTCCTGTAATGATTCTATATTTTGTTCCCTTTGGTATTTCATTTCCTAATTTTGGTTCAAATTCAAAAGCATCGCAGGTGCTAGTTCCATTACCGTCATCTTCTACAATTAGGTTAGTTATTTTAGCAAAGTGGTGTTTCTTATCATCATCGGAATGAATTAATACAAAATAATCTACTGTATCAAAATTATTAAATGTTAAAGTCAATCCACTTTTTATTCTAAAGCCCTTTGTTGTAGCCCCGCTAAGTAGTTCCGAACCTATTGTCATACTAGTGCTAAGACTATCATCAGCCATAACAATAACAGAAATAAAATGCCCATCTGTTACACTACTTGTATTTTTAAATTTAGTATTAGTAGGAGTATCTTCGGATTTTCCTGCACTTACTTGGTTAGGGGCTGAAGGTTCTATATTGAATGGCACTATTCATCAACCTCCTCAAATCTAAGATACACTAAAGCGTCACTATAAGTTGGAGTAAGATTAGTTAAAGTAGAAAACACATCTTTTCTTTTATTTACTATCGACAACTCATGAAACTCTCCCATAAATTGTTTATTTGTGCTTGCTGAACCTGCTCCTGTATTTCCTTGACCATTAGCCCCTAAGAATAAATCCTCTCTAGCAAATATAAAATCTCCACTATCTTGATGAGTTTCTTTCAGTATTCTAGAACCGTTTAAGTAAATAGAAACTTCTCTACTAGTATTATCAAATGAACAGGCTATATGAAATGAGTTATTTACATAAGCAGGGTCAGCCCTTCCTCGAACAAAGACTTCGCAACCCGCATTTATTATCGCTTCGTTCTCCGAAGAAATACTATTGTTAGGAAAGTTCAACCTAGTAGTGCCTTTAGCAACAACAAATCCTATGTTTATGTATTGTGAATTTTGCCTTATGAATATATCTGTCTTGCCGTCACTAGCAAGAGAAACTTCTGTATTATCTAATGAAGAAAAGTTTACCTGTTCTGTTCCACCAAAACCTAAAGCGGGGTCATTTATTCCACTAGCCGCAATAGAAGTAGCATCACCAATTTTAATAAATTCAGTTCTTCCATTTACTAACCCAGTTAAATCGTCATCACTAGAATATTTAACAAAAGAAGAACGATTTGGTTCTATAACAACAGGGCTAGTAAATGTCCTAACTGCATTACTTCCTATTTTTATCTTAGCCATAATTTTGTATCTAGCAGGATTGTTTCTAGTTCTACCTGTCATGGTGTTAGGGTGTGTTCCGGTAACTTCTGAATTTAACGCTTCGTTTACTAGAAACAAAGAAAAATTAGTGCTGTGAAAAATAGCCATTTCATGTGTATCTCTTTCAGTTTTATCTAAATATGTTTCTCCTTGTAGAACCGCATCATTAGTTTCTGTAACTAAATGGGCTGGAAATATTTTCTTTGAGGTTAATCTATTAGGAACAGCCGCTTGACCACTAACACTAGTTCCTGCCCCCATTATATCATATGGTGTGACTACTGCTTCTATTGTAAACGAACCAATATGCGCCCATATGCCATAAGTAATATCATCTGTAGTATCACTAGAAGTTCCAGCATCGGGTATATTCTCGGCATAGTCAATAGTAGCAAAACCATTACACATTACGGGAAATACTAGACTTCTTTGTTTTCCTACAAATATATTATACATTTATTCACCTCAAGGCAATACATCTGCTATGGTAAATTCCATGTTAAATTCAATTTCTACTGTTTCAGCCGCAAGGGTAAAACCAAAACTAGAAACAAACCCCTTCAATCCTGTGCTTGTTACTGAACTAGGAAAGGTATTATTAGCCAAAAAAGCACCATCGTTGTCTAATTTTTCTTGTGCTGTGCTTCCTCCCCCATCTCCCCTAGCCTTGAAAGTGAAGGGTATTTGAACCGTATCTGTTCTTTGATTATAGTTCTTATCGACCTTAGAATCCATTAAGATAGTTATCTCTTGAAAGGCTTGATACTCATTTATTCCTGTGGCATCTACACCCGAAGCGATTAACTGTGCTATTTCTTGGGCAGTGAAATTTAAACTTTTTATGGCAGAATCTTCGTTATTAGGGTCTACTCTAGTGTGGCTTCTTTTAAGAACAGAATCTACTATATAACCAGTCAATTGTAATCTTCTTTCTGCTTTACCAGTATCAAGAGCAACTGTTCTAGCCTGACCAAAACCGATTCCCGCAAAAGGAATGGTAAAGTTAGGTATATTTTTATCTACACTAAAAGCGGCAGAGGTAACTTTTAGAGGAATAGTGTCTACTGTTAAATCACTACCACTAAATTTCCGTAATTTCAAATATACATAATCTGTCATCTACTCACCTCATAATATCGAATTTCTAAAAGAAGAACGCCTATTTATTTTAAGACTAACCATTCTACCTATCTCATCAGCCATTCTTCTCATTTCTTCCTTAGAAGTATCTTTAGCATTGATGGTTATATTGAAATTATTTACAGTAGAACCCATCATCTGCCTAGATTGATTATTAGTATAAACCCTAGAACCCGCAGGTAATTTAACTAATTCCGGCCCTCTTTCTCCAACAAGAGTTGTTTCTCCTAGTCCCACTATTCCTCCTCTTGCTTTTTCTTTTATACCTAAGAATTCCCCTACTTTACTTAACCCACCACTAACCTTATCTTTTATTCCTTTTAGAATCTTAACCTGCAATACAGCGTCTTTAAGTTTCTCAACGGTTTCCTTAACACCATCCCTAACTATATCTTTAAGGAATTTATACACTACAAATCCTAATAAAGCCACTAACCAAACTTTTATTCCCAATATGAAAGCAACCACCATTACAATAGCCCCTGCCGCTACTGCTAGTTTTCCTTTTGTTGATAGGGCTTTGAATTTTTCCCCCAAAGTAACAACCAATCCGCCTATTATTCCTAAAGCAAAAGTAATTATTGTTCCACCAAAAGTAATTAACAATCCAGCCGCTAATTGTAATAGTCCCCATGTTAGGGTAACTAAACTATTAACAAAATCAGTAATGCTACCATCTCCGAAAACCACATTCCAAAGTCCTTGTAGTCCTTCCCAAATAGTAAGAACAGCAGGTAATATCATACTAAGACCGAACAAGAACACCGTTTTAGCGGCTTCAAAGGCTTTCATTATAGTTGGGCCGATTAGTTTCAAGGTTATGAATAAAATCGCAATAAAGGCTAAGAAACCAAAGAACAACTTACTTACAAATCTAACACCAGTATAAATACTAAAACCAATAGACTTTATCATCTTTAATGGTTTATAGGTTTTAAATCTCAACTCCATTTTCTTTCTTTCTTTTGCTAGAAAACTTAATGGTTCGCCCTGTTTATCTGTAGCCTCATTAATTAACTTTAACTGTGTCACAATTGCTTCATTTTGGCCTCTTGTTAATCCTTTTACCATAGCCGGAAATGACCTTTTTATCGGGTCTGCCTTTGCTTTTATATTAAACATTTCATCGGCAGATATTCCTTTTCTAGTTCCTTCTCTTGTTATTTTTCCTATTTTATTTTCTGATAATGCAAGTTCTTTTTGTGCTTCTTTTATCTTTTTTTCTACTTTTAACATCTCTTTAAGTTTCTTTTTTCCGGCTGGCATCGAGTTTAGTTTTTTATCTCTGTCTAGTTGTAATTGCGCTACCTTCTTTTCAGCATCCATTCTATCCTTCATGGCGGTTTTTAAGTTCTTAGTTTGCTCCTTTATGAGTTTCTTATGGTCTTTTCTTTCTCCCATTTTATTTAGTCTTTCAGTAACTTGAACCTCGTAAAAAGATTTAATTCTGTTCTTTAGTTTTTTAGCCTCTATTTGTTCATTTAATTCTACTTCATATTCTGCTTGAGTTTTTCCTAGTTCTCTTAATTTATCGTAGTATAGTAACTTATTATTAAGAATCTCCGAATCCATATTTTCAGCAAGGCTAGATAAATAACTCATATTAGATTTTATTCCCATAAACATTTTTGGAATAAATTTCTTTATTGATTGAAGAGAAACAGTTCCTGTTTTTCCCTCTAGTTTTTCTTTGAAATCTTCCGGAGTAGTGTCACTTCCTATGTTCTGCCTTCCTAGCATAAATCCAGCACTTGTTATAAAACTGCTTTTCTTCTGTAATTCTCCTTCTTTTTTCAGGCTTTTCATAGTAGACTTATGAAGATTTTTTTGTAGTCTATGTTTTTTAGAAATTAACTTTATATTTTCAGTAAAAAATCCCAGTATTCTTTTTTGACCCTTAAATTGGAATTTATACAATCCTAATGTTGCTTTTATTGCTTTTTGAGTTTTACTTTCAGTTTTTTCTGCTTGGTTTCCGGTTTGTTGAAGATTCTCTCTAATCATTCTAAGAGTGCTACCTACTAATTGTAGAGAGAACCCTATTTTACTTATAGCCCTAAAACCACCCGGAATAAATCCAAAAACAGCCCTTCTTATTTTAGCCGCTTCAAAGGTAGCGATTCTAATTTCTTCTCTACTAGAAGTTAAAAATTCTGCGAAGTATTCAAGAACGCTCCCGCCCTGTTTCTTATACTCTAGTAATGATTTACTACTAAATAATTCAAATTTTTTAGGTTTAGCCCTATTACTCAACGCCTTTAGAGTATTATTAAATATAGTAGTTCTTTTATTAGCCCTAGTAATCGCCACCCCAAGTTGAGTTACTTCATGGCCAAATTCATTTGTCTTTTTACTGCTTTCCTCAACAGTTTTATTGTTCTCTTTAAGGTTATTATCAAATTTTTCAATTCGCTTATCTAGTTTTTTAAATGTTTTATCGAATGCTTTTTCAGTATTTTTCAAGTGGTCTTGTAAAGTAGCCATAGTTCCACTAATATTTTCTATTAGTTCGGGCAAACCCGCTAAACCTAATTTATTTAAATTAGCCTTTGCTTGTGCGGCCTTCATAGCCTTTACGCCCATAACTTAATCACACCACCTATACCTTCATTTTCTTTTGAGCCTTCTCTATCTCTTCTGCTTCAAGTTCCTTAACCGTTTGATGTATAAATAACATTTCCTTAACTAGACTTACTGGCATTCTATACACTTCTAAAGGACTTATAGAAAAAGCCGTCGCTAAAGTATATACTACTAACTTCGGTGCAAAGTGAGGAGGGCATTCTCCTGTTCTAACTGCCTTCCTCATCATTCGTTTTTTTCTTCATCACCACTATCGGATAAAGGATTTGGCAAAATTTCTTTAATTTGGTCGCCAATATAAGGAGTTAATTTTAGAATATCAATTGCCGAAAGTTTAGGTTCAGTCTTAACAATAAAGTTCTCAACCATATATTTGAACATACCATTAAGGTCAATATCCATATTTTGAGTTCGAGCATCAATCTTCATCAAAGTATTAACTGCTCTATCAACTTCTATCCAAGTAGGTTCTTTTACCCATACTTTCAGATATTCTTCTATTTCGGGTGCTACTTTAATATAATGTAGCGTAGGCTCTTGTGCCGCAAACAGCACACTCTTATCACTTATTATTTTCTTTTCAGTCATATTATCCACCTTCAAAACCAACAAACAAACAAACGGTGTTGGTGGAATGTAACTTATTCAGACTTTGGTTCTTCTTTTTTCTCCTCAGTCTTTTTAGTTGTAGCCTTCTTAGGCTTAGATTTAGCCGCAGTCATTTCTGCTTTTTGATTCTTTATCATTATCATTTTTTCTTGTCTTGTAACCAAATAATCACCCCTGCAAAACCCAATGTGTTTTAACTGTGCAAAGTGTTAGATTTCTAGGCATTACTGTTGCTTCTACTGCAATTGGCCCTTTATCATCTGCAATTGGGAAATTATTAGTATTTACAAAATAATCAGTAAAGTTTAGAGTAATTGCTTCTCCATTAGGTTTGGTGAAGACTAACTCAATAGTTTGTGTTGTGTTTTCTGTATCATCTCTAAGTGCTTTGTATAGAGCATTGTTGGTAACATGGCCAGTAAATGAAATCTCATATGTCCTTTGTGCGGGTAAAGATTCTTGAACTTCCTTACTTCCCACTCCTAAGAATCTTCTTTCTGCGAGGTTATTATTCATGGTCAAAGTTAAGGTGTTAATCTTTAGGAAGTTTTCACCTAGAACTTTGAAAGTTCCATCAGAAAAGAAGAAAGGTTCTCTAAACTCTTGAGCCGCATTTGCCCCAGTAGATTCTCCTTCATAATTGAAGAAGTCTGCTTCGTTACTTACACCTCTTCTAGCATCATATTGTTCTGTTTCTTTTGGACTGTGAACATTTCTAGGATTTAGGCTCAAAGTCATCTTAACTTCTTCATTTTCATTTGCAGTCATTGTTAGAGTATTAACTCTATTTCCTCTAGCAATTTGAACAAAAGAGTTATCTTCATCTTCTGTTACAGTAAATGTTAGACTTGAACCAGTAGCGGTAGCGGCAGTAGTTAATTCTGCCTTAGTGCCACTAACAATTTGTGCAATTTTAGTATGAGCAGGAATGCCTGTTCCGCTAATCAACTGACCAACTTGTAATTTTGCAGAATCAGCATTATCTGTATAAGTAATTGTAGTGCTTCCCGAATTAGTAGTTCCTGCCGCAAGGCTAAAACTAGTAGTATCTGTTCTAAATGGTGTAGTTGCCGCTAATTTACTATCACTTCTTTCAATAGTAAAGGAAGGTAAATTGTCTGTATCTGCTTCTTGAAATGTATATGTAATAGCGTTTGTTATTTGCCCATCTGTATTAATTGTTGGCCTTATCAAAGAATCCATATTAGCAATATTTCCAACTGCGTTATCTGCTAAAGGCGGGCAAATATCTTGACCTATTGTTCTGTAAAAGAATGGCCCAGTATCAACAAATCCACCAATATCTTTACCCGTTCCAAAAGGAACATTAGCGCCTGCTGAATCTAATCCTTCAATCATAATAGCATTCGCATCGTTTGAATCTGCTGTAAATCTATCATCGGGTGAATTATCTGATGCGGCTAATTCGGCAGTAGAACAATTAATATTAGTGCATCTCCCTAAGAAATAATATAACCAAGCACCATGATTTGCTACAAAATTTAAATCACCGTTTCCAAAGTTAGTAATTCCTTTGTATTGGTAAGTAAAGTTTCTAGTTCCACCTAGAGAAATGTTTGTCTGCTTAAAGTCCGGCTCTACTGTTGGGAAAGTAGCAGATTCTAAAATTCCTAACCATTGGTCTGATAGTAATCTCTTAGCAGTAGAAGTTGTTGCCGGAACAGGTGCGCCATATGCTCTAATTATAAAATAATCATCTTGATGGGGAGTAACAGTATCGGTAATAGTTACAGTATCAGCAGTATTAGATTTTATTCTATGAGTAGATATTAGACCATCAACAGTATATCTTTCCAATAAACATCCCGCATACAAATCTTCTAACAAAGAAAAATTGCCAGTAAATCCGGATGATGCTTTTATTTGATTAGTCGTAACTGACCCGTTAGTTGGAAAGGCAGAACTTCCTCCTGCTTGCACCCCAACTCCCAAATATAAATCACATTCGGGTATAAATGTTAAACTTGTTCCTGCTCCTAAAAATATATCTTGATTCAATGCCATAATAACCTACTCTTTT